ATGCCTAAGCTTTCACGCCAACTAACCATCACGCAGTTTAAAAATCTAAAAGCAAAAGAGAAGCCATATTTTGTCAGCGACGGCGACAATCTATTAATTAAGATAATGCCAAACGGCACGAAGTTTTTTATATATGAGTTTCGAGAAAATGACAAGCGTCGCCGCTTAACGCTGGGCAAGTATGATGAAATGAGCCTAAGTGAGGCGAGGGATAAAAGAAGCGAGCTAAGATCAAAGCTTAATCAAGGCGAGAGCCTAACTCAAACAGCAGAAAAAACAAAATTTAAAGCAGTTTTTGAAGCGTGGTATAAAACAAAAAGTAAGTTGAGTGAGAAGCAGCAGTTTTGGGTAAAAAGGCGTTTTGAAACGTTATTTTTGCCTAAATTTGGCGAGATAAACATAAAAGATATTAGCAGGAAAGATATTATAAACGCACTTGCACCCCTTCTTGGCGATGACAAGCAAGAAACGATACGAAAAACGCTAGGGACACTAAATAGCTTCTATAAATTTGCTCTTTTGCACGAGTATGTCGAGCATAATATTATTTCAGATATTGATAAAAGCGCGCTAATCGGCAAAAAAGATGTAAAACATTTTGCATACTTAAAAAATGATGATGAGATAAGAGCCGTATTAGTGGCGATAAGAGAGTACTTTGGAGATATAAGAGTAAAAACGTGTGCGATATTTCAACTATATACCGCTGCAAGAGGGCAAAACGCTAGAAATGCTAAGTGGTCGCAGATAGATTTTGAAAATTGCCTTTGGCATATCCCAGCAAGCGAGATGAAAACAGCAAGGGCTCACGAAGTGTTTTTGTCAAAAAGTGTTATAAATTTGCTAAAAACATATCGTGAGCGCCTGCCTTTAAAAAGTGAGTTAATTTTTCCGTCCGTAAAATCAAATATACGCCCAATTAGTGATAACACTATCCGCTCAATGCTTAGAAACCTAGGGTTTAGTAACGATATGGTAACACCACACGGCTTTAGGGCTACATTTAGCACGATTGCCAACGAAAACATAGATAAGCACGGCTGCAATAGTGATGTTATAGAGCTTTGCCTCGCTCACGTTGAGAATAACAAGGTTAAGGACGCATACAATCACGCCAAAAACCTAAAAGCAAGAGCGAAGCTTATGCAGTGGTGGAGTAATTATTTAGATAACTTGGGCGGTTTTGCCTGATTTATAGGCGGATATTGAGTTTTGAGAATAATAAATTATTTTTGAGTTTATCTTACTTGCCGTGATCTTGCCAGCTAACACAAGGCGTCTTAAACTGATAGGCGACGTTAGCCCTAGCTCTTTTAAGGCTTCGTCACGCGTAATAAATTTATCGCTCATTTCCTCTCCTTGATATAATCTTTCAAATCTCGTAATGCGTGCCGTAAGTAGCGGACGTCGCATTTAAACAAAAGAGTTTGTATTCGCTCAACTAAATTTATCTTTTCATTGTGTGCCTCGCAAAACGCCTCTAGGTTTGCAAGGGCTGCTAAGTGCTTTTCTCTTTCTGGGCTACTCATCTAGTAACTCCTTGTTTTCGTAAATATTACCGATGACTACCCAATCGCCAAGCTCGTTTAGGATAAAATTAGGACCATCATCATTTAGGGGCTTTACCAAGAACTCTGATAAGAAAAACACAATAGTTCCCATTTGTCCATCTTCTAAATTATTATCTTGCGGGTAAGGGGCGCATGGATTAAATTTGACAATATCGCCCTCATAAATTTCTTTGCCGTTTTTGTCCTTTAGCCCAGTATATTGCATAATCTCAACCTTGTGAAAAGAGACCTCGAAACTTGTTTGCTCTTTTTCACTCCAAAGCGTAACTATTTCGCTCGCAAAATTTAGATCCATCACTTCATATATTCCTCTCGGATATTTTTCGTATCCTAGCGTTATCCCGTTTGGCAATCTTTGGTTGGAGCATAAAAATGCTCTAAATTTAATTTCTCTCATATTATTCCTCCCTCTGCAAAATGAGCAGTTGTATCTATTACTTTTTTCTTTATGAAGCCTTTAGGGTCTTTTGTAAACTCCCTAAACCTATACAATATAAGAAAAGGTAAAATTACAAAGAACGTATACAAAAAGAAAATGCCAAGTCCTATGTAATAAACTAGCTTGCTTAAAAAATTAAAGGCTACTATTAACATTGCACCTACACAAGTTGCAGCCACCACTATACATACTAAGACGCTTTCATATATGTCTTTCATTAGTTCTCCTTTAATTTAAATCCTAAGCTATACATAGGACCCCACATAAGCGTATCGTGATATGGTGCAAGCTCCTTGTCAATATCACCCATAGTAATCCTAACAGGGTATGCATGCCCCTCCCTAGAGATAAGGTCAAATACTTCGAAGTACCATAGGGCATCCTTAATATTGATAAATTCTTTCTCTACATATTCGGGAGTTCTATTTATCATATCATCTAGCCTGTAATACTCTGGTGTTGATTCAGTGACCTTATATATTTCAACGTCTTTACTGCCTTCGTCCGATTTATAAACTAATCTATCTCCTACTTTAAACTTAGGTGCAGAGTTGGGTCTTATTCTGTATTCCTCTCTATCAAAATCCCAAGTATCCGTGCCTTTTGCAAACCAGCGTTGAAAAAGGGTATCGTAGGCATCCACGATTTTACCCTCAGCATAGGCTGTAATAAGCTCTATCTTTTCTTCTAGTGTTATTTTATTCATCATATATCCTTTCAAATATTCTCAATATAAAAATAAGCCAGCGTTTGACTATCCTCTGCCTCTTTGCGGTATTTTGTATCACAACTCTTGTTCGAGATATACGCTATCTTGTCTTTATTCATCGCGTAAAAATCAGCTAGTATCGGCGCTAGTCTTTGCCCTTTGCGTTCATTTGGTGCTAGGCGCAAATAAAGCAGATCACACACTAACTGTGGAGCTGTCGTGCTAAAGCTCTTCTTGGCAATACTCGCCTTGTTATCCAAAGCATTTATTTGGGTTTCTATCCGCCTTTTAAAGGCGTGATAGTGCCCAACTATCGGCGTCATCGCCTCGATCAACTCATCGATAAATTTGCTCGCTTTTTTGTTAATAAATAGCCCTAGTTTCTCAGTGCTATCCATTTGCAAAAAGCTATACGCCATTACAAAAATAGCGGCGTCTTTTAGTTCAGCCGTTGTCATCGCTAGCTCCGTTTAGATTTTTGCCTTTTAGTATTTGTAACACCTCTTGCTTTGAAAATTTAGAGGCTGGACTTAGCTCAATTTTACTAAGCCAGTAGCGGTCTAGTTTTTCGCCGTAGTATTTCACGGCTTTATCAAAATCCATGCGAGGTGGCAGTCGCCCACATATCACAAAAACGCCGTTTTTCATTTGCATTTTTTCTTTTTCTCTTACAATCTTTTCGCCATAGGTCATTATTTATTCCTTTCTTTATTGTGTTTTAAGTTTGTAGGGTGCATAATTTGAGAATAAAAACACGCCTTGAATTTACTCCGTTGGAGTTTGAAATTTATATTTTATGCAATGCGTGTCCTAGAAATAGGTTTTTACTCCGTTGGAGTTTGAAAAAACATTGTTTTAAGTATTTTAAGTGTTTCCTTGTAGGATTTGTAATTCATATTTTACTTAAGGCAGTGTTATTATTTTACCCTTATAGGGTTTTAGCGGAGGGAATTCTCTCCGCCTTTCTTATCTTTTTTCACTAAATTTTGTAAGTTTTTCAAAGATATTCGAACAAGTAGCATATTCTTCTTCAATTACGCCATCTTCAAGCCCAGTAAAATCATATATAGAAAAATAGAGGCGCTCATAAGTTTGTATTTCATCACGAGAGATAGGCTTGCTTGTGATATATACTGCCTCGTCAAGATTTTCGCCAACCCAAATTTCAGATGCAATGATATATTTGTCGCCAAAAGGGATGCTATCGCCCATAGGGTTTAGTTTTGAGATATTTTTTGCGATGATTTCTTTCTCAATTTTTTTAATATCTTCATTCTCAAAAATATCAATAATTCCAAAATAGTCTTTTAGCTCTTGTTTGATTTTATCTACTCTTTCGCAGTGATCAAATTGTTTTTTTACTGCTTGCAGGTTTTCATCATTTTTAAAATTTTCATAAACAAATTCTCTCCAAAAGCTGTTTTTATTCTCTACGATTATCTCTGCCTCTGAAAAAATATGTCTATATTCTGGATTGTAGATAGGGATTATTTTGCTTTTGCCACTAAGGGGCGTCAGATATAAAAATTTGTCATCAAGATGAAATTTATACCCAGCTTTTTTTAATTTTTCTGCTATTTCGCTTTTATATTTTGAAACTATTTGCGCTCCAGATAGCTGGGCATATATTTCAAATACGTCGCCATTGCTAGCTTTTGCTTGCACTTTTGCCTGATCCCAAAGTTTCTTAAAATCTTTCATAATTTTCTACCCCTTAATAATAGGGGTCGCGCCCCTATTTAATCTATAAACTCATTTTCATAGTTAAAAAATACTTCATCGACAAACTCGCCAACAGAATAAAACTTATCATCGTCTGTAAATTTTACTGCTTTTACTTCATTTACACCGTAAAACAAGCAATTATCATAACTTTGAAAGCCTACAATTTCGCCGTTTTTATTATACACAAAAATCCCTGATGGGTTATTTCCTAAATTTACTATTTCGTCATTTTGCAACTTGATTTCTGATATTCCGTCATCGTAGAACTTTTTCATCTCTCATCCTTTTGTTTTTTATTTAAAGGTTAATTATCTTAACCTTTATGAGAGAATTATAGTAAGTATCTTATTAAAGTAAGCTTAAAAATATAAAGATAATTAATTATTTTTTGTATTTTTATAAAGATTTTTAACTTTTTTACAAAAAATATATTAAGATAGGGCTTTTTTGAGCGTAGATTTGATTAAGTGCCACTCTTCAAGCTCTGATTTTAGTGCGATATTTTCACGTAGTAGCTCTATCGCTGCCGCTGTTTGATCGCTTATTTTGCCGCTACCAATAGTCGCCCTAAAGCTTGCATCGCCCCAGCCTATCTTTTCGGCTAGCTCGCCATACGTGAAGTCATACTCTTTACAAAACGCCTTTACTTCATCTGCTGTCATTGTCTATCCTTTTTTAGGGCGATTTTATCCGATCGCCCCTTAAAATGGTATTTCGTTTGTGCCGTCTATCTCGTCACTATCTACATCTGGATATTCAGGATATTGTGGCTCGCTATATTGCTGACATTGAGGCTGTTTTTGCTGCTGTGGTTTCTTTGGCACTCCTTGCTGATAGCTTTGATTGTTTTGTTTTGCGTCGCCTAACATTTCCATACTCTCAACGGCGATAGAGTGTTTTGAGCGGTTTTGTCCGCTATTGTCCGTCCATTGATCGAGTTTTAAACGCCCCTCTACCAAAAGCTTTGAGCCTTTGCCTAGATACTGGTTTGCTATCTCTGCTTGCTTACCAAAAAACGTAAGATCGACAAAGCAAGTTTCCTCGCGCTTTTCGCCATTTAGGGTATATTTACGAGTTACGGCAATGCCGCAACTACCTATCGCCACACTGCCTTGGGTGTATCTAAGCTCGATGTCTCGCGTGAGATGTCCCACTAAAACTATTTTGTTAAACATCTTTTAGCCTTTCGTCTGTTTGCCCTTATTCTTTGGCTTCTATCGTAAGCGCCTTTTGTGCGTCTGGTTTTTGAGTGTGGCATGTGGGCTTCGCTCTTTTTTGTTTGTGGCGCACCTTGAAAATCATCTACACCGTTTAGCCCCGCGAATAATGCACTTAAAATCCCTAATGCTTTCATTTTTAGTTCCTTAAATTTTCTATTAAATTGTCTATACTACTTGGATCGTTTAGATAGGCAGCAGCATCATCAATGCTTAGCCTCTCAACTAAATTTTCAGCCTCTATTTCACTAGCACCTCGTTTTACTAGCTCACTTTGTAGTAGGTCGAGGGGCATTGGCTCAACTGTCAAATTTTCGTTTACAGTTGCCATTTCAACCTCTAGTGGTGCAGCTTCGATGTATTCAGTTTGTGAATTTTTTGCACCAACTGAGCTGTTTGGTTTTTCCGAACTATTTAAAAGCTCATTTAGCCCAGCTTTTGGCGCTTGGCTGGCTTCTTGTTTTGTGATAGGCTCATCCTCTGCGCTTACGGCTTCGGCCAGGCGATCATTTATCGGCAAGCGTGAAGCAACGTATTTAAGAGCTTTGGCTTTATACATCTCCTCCGCCCAGTCTAGCCATATATACTCAAGCTTGTCTTTTTTGCTTTGGTTTTGACTTTTTAAGCGTAATTTTTCGAGCTTTTTCTTACTGACAAACTCACTGAAAACATTATCGTTGTTGTCTTTTGCATATACGATCACGCCCACCAAATGGCTAAATACCCAGTCGCCGTCATCGTCGCTTCGTTCGTCATAATTTGGCGCAAAGTGTATCTTGTCATCAAGCCCATTAAACTCTAGGCTAAAATCATCACAATCATAAACGGCTACTGCTCTAAATTTCCAGCCGTTTTTCATGCCTAAACTAATAAGCCCTTTGTAGCCTATTTGTAGTTGAGCGGTTTCGCCACCATTTTTTAGTTTAAACGGCACTACATAAGCTTGACCGAAAAGCTTATTTGGGTTTAGTCCTATTTGCACGATTTGCATGGCTGTGTTTACTATGCTTTCAACGCTACAATTCCGTAACCCATAATCGTTTGCCATATTCGCAATAGCACTAGCAAAAATTGAAGCCTTAGCCTTATCGTTGCCAACTATGGTTGAGATTTGGTTCATTTTTGAGCCCACTAAAGCTCTCGCTTGTTGCTCTCTTGGTTGTATTTGGTTCATTTTGTTATCCTTTTAAATTATGCTATCTGTTCGTAAAATTTCCACGCTGGCAAGCTCAAAGTTTGCACCGCCTCTATCTTGTCGCCGTCTTTTTTTGCATAGCCCCACCACTCGTCATGTTCTTTGCAATATTTGTAAAGCTCTAGTAGTTCAAGATATGCCTTGCGACCTTGCTCTATCGCTGCGGTGTCAAGCTCATAAAACCCTACAAAATAAGGGGCTTTTGTTTCAACGGCGATAAATAAGAAATAATTTACTTCTTTGCCTAAGCTTCTTAAAATATCGCTGTAAAACGCTGCTTGCACGTGGTAATTAAAACTAGCTACCGATCTAGCAAAGCCGCTAGCCGAAGCGTCAGAAGTTGTTTTTAGATCAATTACTGCACCCATTTTTTCGTTGTAAAAATCAGGGCGACATTTGACCGCTACGCCATTTATCTCACTAAAATAGCTTTGTTCGGCTAGTCCGTCTTTTAAAAATACAGCTGTTTCACGCATAGAATTAACCGAGTTTGCTATTTCTACGGCTGAGCCAAAAGTATCAATATCAAGCGAGGTTTTATCGCCTAAATTTTCTAAAAAATCATTATAGATCGCTTTGCCCTCTTTGGTGCGTTTATCAACGTCAGGCTCTACGCAAAACTCATTTGAAAAGTCTTTTGGCTCTAACACTAGCTTATGCACCGCAGAGCCTAGAAGCAAAGCTTTCGTAGGCTCACTTTTAAGCTCGTTTTTCATTTTTAGGTGCAATGGGCTACGTGCAAGTAGGTCGAGGTCGCTCTTTGATATTTCAGGGCGTGCGTGGTATTGTTTATTTGTTAGCATTGTTAAGTCCTTTTATAATTTCTAAAAACTCGCCTACCGTCATACCTGGCTCATAGTAAAATTTAACAAGCCTCTTTAGTGTGGAGTATCGCATCTTTATCAGCCTCCTCTCGTAGTTTTTTGAGTGTTTGCTTGTAGGTTGTTGTATAGCTTAAGACTGCCTCGTTGCTCATTTCAGCTTCAACGCATAGTACATAGACAAGCGCGGCGTAGGCGAAAAAATCTTTTTTGCAATGCTCAATGAGTAGATCAACTATTTCACCGCTATTTTCGCCAAGAGCATTTTTAAAGGTGTAGCGGTGGAGGTTATATACGATTTTGATGTCGACTATTAAAAAGTCAAACTCTTGATTTAAATTTATGTGTGCCACGTCGCTTTCGGCACGTGCTAGGTCGTAGCTCAAACTCATTTTTAACCCCTTTTGATATTTAGATAGGCGATATTCTTTATCTCGCCGCCGTTGCTGAAAAGCACCCTAAAAAACTTAATTAGCGTTTTCATTTTTGTAGTTCCTTGTATCTCTTTGGCACTTTTGGCAGATATGCAGCGCGGTATATATGTCCTAAGCCTGCACTTTGCCCTAGCTCTCTTTGCTCATAGCGCTCTTTCATCTCGCAAAGTCCAGCATCAACTAAATCAGCGTGAAGATTGTCAGTTTTGACCTTCACATCAAACGCAGCGTCACCTAAACGCTCATTTATCCTTGCTCTTTGTGAGCGAGTGACATCTCTAAAACTTACGTTGGCGTATTTGGCGCTTAATTTCTCGTAGTCTTTTTTAGCTTTGATAAGCGCTTTTAAGCTCTCTAAAGCTTGCTCTAGGTCATTAATGTTTTGCATGACTGCTCCTTTTTCTAATAGAAACCTTGCTCGCCACCGCCGTCTGAGATGTTAAAAATTAAATTAGCTTGCAAAAGCAATTTTAAAGGAAAATTTTTTATATGAAAAATGTTAGCAGGCTTTCGCCTACTCCAAGCAAGCAAGGCTTTTATTAGAAAAAGTGGTGTTTTTCGTTTTATTAATAACCCTGTGAAAAACTATCCTAAATCAGGGCTGGCGATGGGTATAGCATTATGTCCGCTATACTCGGGTTACCGCGTAGCTTCAGCTAAACTCTAGCTAGGAGTGGGGCTCCTGCCTGATGTCTGTCAGGACTTTAGACTTTTTTGTTTTGATGAGAGAATGTTAATATTATTTACATTATAAAAAGCTTAAAGATGTTAATATATTTTACATTTTTTTAAAAAAGATTGTTGTTTTTAAAAATAGGCTGGGGTATAATTAGCAAAATTACTTTAAAGGAGATGTAATGCGAATTTTTAGAGTTTTGTTGATTTTATGCCTTGGTGTTGTTTTTTCTTATGCTAAAGTTTGTGAGAATTATTACTATAAGCTCCTAGAATATGAGACCAGACAAATATCAATGTTTAAAACAGCCCATAAAAATGCTACAGATGATGAACTTTGGAATATCGCAGCCAAGGAATGCGAGGGAAATAAGCCGACAACAATCCCCTCATGCATATATCTCTATAAAAATATTATGAAACAAAATTTTGATAACAAAAATGTATCTAAAATTAACATTTTAAATGTGTTAGATACTATTACTGCTTTTTATATGGCAGAGGCTAAGAAACAAATAAAAGATACTGAAAAAAATTTTATAAACTATAAAATTATTATAACCGCACAAGATGAAGAAAGAGTAGCGAAAGCGTTGTATGATGGCGGGTATTTTACAAAAGAGCAATATAAAACGCTAAGTGATCTCAGTGAAGCCTTACTAACAGTTTATACAATTGGTGCTTGTCCTTTCAAATACGACGCAAGCAAGCCGCAGCCTTTTATTCCGGACGATAAAATAAATGACGCTTGTTTGTGTATTTTTAAACAACAATTACTCATAAAAGACGAGGATTATTTAACGGCCACAAAAATCAATGAACTTTTGTGCAAACAATATAAAGATGGTGGATCTTGCCTCTTGGTGGGGATAGCATACAAAGAAGGGCTTGGTGTTAGGTTTGACATTTTAAAAGCAAAAGAATATTTTGGGCTTGCTTGCGATTATGGCAGCCAAGACGGATGTTCTAAATACAAGGCTCTATCTTATTAGCGTTTTCTCCACACCCACGGCGGAGTAGGATTACTACTCTGCCAAAGCCCTCGCTTATTCTCACGAGCTGTTTTCTCTTGATCTACATATATTCTCGAGTATTTGACATAAGCCCAAGCGTAGCCGTTTAGCACAATTTCAGCGTTTATGTCTTGCCCTTTGAAATGGATAATGCCTAGTGTGCGCTTGTACCTATCTTTGCCCTTTGGCTCTACTTCTACAATTTGCCCTGCGATCAGGCTAGCCAAGAATTGCTTTGATCGTTGTCCGTAGTCTTGCTTTTTCTCTGGAGCGTCAATGCCGAAAAGCCTTACTTTGATTTTTTGCTTATTTTGTAATACCGTGATCGTGTCGCCGTCGTGGATAGATACGACCTTGCCGACAAAGGCAAAGAGCGACGCATACAGTATTGCTAGTAATAAAATGCTTTTCATTTCTTTTCAATTCTTTTAATTTAATTTAATTTAAGATGGTAAAACTTCAAAATCGTTTTAGAAATTTTATAGTATAATTCTATCAAGATAACTCGTGATGGATTAGCGCTGCGGTCTTGGTAACAAGGTAGGCCTTGGCTTAGTATTCCGCATGCCCCTGGGGTTATCTATTTTGTTTTAGATTCTTTACGAAGCTACCAGGGCGCTTAACTATCTCATCCATAATAAATTCCACAAATTGCTCGGAATAGGTATAGTGTTCTTGTCTTCCTATCACGTGTTTGTATGCAAATTTTTTATTTTCCTTGACGTTATAAAAATTTATCACTAAATTTAAGACGAATTTATTAAATCCTTTTTGATAGTCTAGCACTATCTTTTTATTTTTTAGCCTTGTTCCAACCGCCTCTATAACATTATCATACGAATATTTGTGCGTATTGTACGGGTCTTTAAGCTCTTTGGCGATAACTATTTTGGAACTTGAATTTTTGTCTATACTGACCGAAAAATCAGCCTCTTTTTGATGCTTTGTTATGTATAATTTTTGTTCTAGGCGCATAACAAACCCGTCCGATTTTATTTCATTGCTAAGCACTTCTATACTGTTTGCTTGCTCTATCAGTTTTTGGGCGACTTCAGGCGAATATTTTAGCTTGATCTCCTCATTGCTAAGCGGCTTGTAGTTAAAAGACAAAACCAAAAAGTTATCCGCCAAATAATCGGTTATATTTACACTATGGAATTTACTTATTTCATTGACGTAATTTAGCACGCAAGCTTGAAATAGCGGAACGTATTTTGCTTCATAGTCCTCGTTTATAAAATGCGTGCTGGTATTTCTTAGCTGTATAATCTGTTCTAAATTTTTCCTTTTCCCAGTATTTTTATCTGTATAAACCCTGCTGATAGCATCGTTTAGCGAAATACTCCTATTCGTATCTTTGTAATAAATACTCTCGCCCCTCTTTAAAAGGAGGGATTTTAACATTAATTCCCAAGCATTGCAGATAAAAAAGCTAAAGCCCTCGACGCGGTATTTTATCGTCGGTTTGTTATAAATCTCTAGCGCTAATAGAAACGCCTCTATACTCTTTTCTACTAGCTGATTACCTTGATCTACCATTTTGTCCTCTTCCCTAAAATCTCTTTGAATTTATGGAGTAGCTACCGACTACGCGAGGGCTATCTTATGCCCTGATCGTCGAATACTAGCCCCTTATAAAACTTTATTTTTATGTTAATATCATTTGTTGTTTTATTCTTTTACTCCCTCACCCCTGTAATTTCGTTTTTGCGCCGTTAACCAAATTTTTCATCCATAATTTTTTCTGCATCATAATAGCTAAGCCTATCCTCAGAATAAAACATGTACATATCACAATATTCGTTATGATAAAATTTCCCAATTTTTGCAACTTTGATTATGGGTAGATTAAATTTGGCACAAAGGCTGTTAAAATCAAGAGAGTTGGCTGTAGCTCTATGATTTATAAAAAAATAGCCATTTTTAACCAACTCGTTATATTTGTTTTTAAATTCTTTTTCTGCCATTTTATGCCCCTTTGTGGCTACCAAAACACCCTTATTTGATCCCATAATCCTCAAACGTTAGCCCTTTATATACTTCACAATGGACTTTACCGCAGACTTTACCAAGTATCTCGCACTCGTAGCCCTCTTTATGTGGGTATATATCGCTATATTTTGGATTTAGGCTGATTAGTTTTATCTTATTCTGCGGCAAAAACTCAACCCTTTTTATATAAACGACATCGTCCATCCTAACGATATAAACGCCAGCGATACGCACAAAATTATCTCTGCCTGCTACCATATCAGCAATAGCCCAGTCACCCTCGTAAAAATCAGGCTCCATGCTATCGCCTACTACTTCAAAAATGCGTAAATTTTTGGTATCAAGCCCTTTTAGAAAAGCCTTATCAACTGCGATTTTACGCTCATCTTTTTGAAGCATAGCGAGATCATAAACGCCCTCGCTACCTGCACCTATACGCATTTCGGATTTTGGGAGAAATAACATATTTTTAGGGGCATAGTCTTGTGGGATAAAGTCGGCGTATTGTGAAAAATTAGTTTTTAGCTCTTTTTTTACTACGCCAGCGCGTTTTGCATATTCATCCTCAAAGAAATAGAGCATATCAACATCGCAGGCGTTGGCAATTTTTTCGAGTGTTTCCGTCTTTGGCTTTATAAGATCGTTTTCATATTGAGTTATCGACTCACGTCTTACTTCCACTATTTTGGATAGTTGTAGTTGAGTAAGCTTTTTTGCTTGTCTTGCTTTTCTAATTTTACCACCAAGTGTCATTTTTCTAACCTTTCCTAAAATGTAAATAATACTCAATAAAATGTTAAAAATATTTACATATTTAAGCTTCTTATAATGTAAATTTTTTTAACATAAGCCTATGAAAACAAAAAAAATAAAATTAATTGACGTTGCCAAAGCAACAAATAAAACTCATGCATCGGTTAGTTTTTGGCTAAGCGGAGGCTCAAAACCAACTATAACCGACGTTGAAATCATGGATAAGCAGTTTGGCATTCCGCCTAATGCTTGGTATGACATAACTTCTTACGTTGTAAATAATAGCAAACGTTTTGGTAATCTTAAAATATTACGAAAGGCTCACAATGGTAACGCCTAAGTATGATATTAGCAAAGCATTCAAATTGTCTAATCAAAACATCGCAAATATCGTGAAAATACAGAATAGAAAGGGTTTTAGAAACGATAGCGAAGTGATTAGATTTTGCCTTGATATGGTCAGCGTTTTGATCGACAAAGAATTAGAAACACAAGTAATCGCCAAGCTTTTGGAAAGCTCTGCAAACGAGAAAGGATAACAAATGGTAGCAAGTAACAGCCTAGAGGCATATAACAAAATAAAACCTGAGCTAAGCGGCAAACGTAGAGCCGTATATGAAATGTTTTGCCAGCACAAAGAGGGTGCGACAAGGCAAGAAATAGCACGCTGGTACAACGTAGCGATAAACAGCGTCTGCGGACGTGTCAATGAACTAGTAGAGCGTGGCTATTTGATAGAGATCGGATCAAAAAAAGACATGATAAGTGGGTGTAGCACGTCAATATTAAAGCCCACTGAAAGGATAGCGTAATGGATAATCCATTATATCTTTTAGTGGCTCTTTGTGTTATGGCGATACTTGACACATTTATTGAAATTTGGAAAGGGTTGAGATGAGCATAAGAATAATGAGCCAAGTTTGGAATATGGAAATTGACGATAGCACTGCAAAATTGACACTTATGGCTTTGGCTGACTTTTCAGACGATGAGGGCTATTGCTACCCTAGTTATGAAGTTTTAGCTAAGAAAATATCAAAATCAAAAAGAACAGCGATAAGAGCAGTTGAGAAATTAACCGAGCTTGGATTTTTACAAAAAGAAAAAAGAGAATTAAAAGACGGAACAAGTAGTGCAAATCTATACAAAATTTTAAGCGAAAATGAGAGGGTGACACAGACGCACCCTAGGGTGACAAACGAAAAAGAGAGGGTGACAAGTATGACACTACCTAGTGACACATATGACACCCCTAGGGTGACAAGTATGACACCGTGTAGTGACAAGGGTGTCACCCCTATTAATATAACCACCAATAGAACCGTCAATAGAACCATCAAAGAACCGTCAATTAACCCCCTACCCCCTAAGGGCGTTTTGCTACCTGACTTCATTGATCCAAATCTTTGGCAAGAATATCTAGCTTACAAAAAAGAACGACGAGAAAAATTAAGCTCTAAGGGTATCGAGATGAAATTTAGCGAGTGGGCTAAATGGGCGAGCGAGGGCATAGACGTAAACGAGTGCCTAAGAGAAGCAATGCGTAACGAGTGGCAAGGGGTATTTCCGCCAAAGCCAACCTATAAAGCAAAGGCGACTAGTGGCACGCAAGGCGTAAGCGATGATAACCCTCACGGACTAAAACAAGGCACGCTAAACACAATGGCGGCGTTTAAGGAGCTAGCTAAAGAAATGATAAAAAATGGGCAAGGTGACTTAGTAGGAGATTTTCAATGACGATACAAGAATTTTACGGCGTATTTATGCCGACGGTGGAGTATTACGGAGCGAATTTAAGCAAAGCCGTGATCGCACTTTATTTTGAGGACCTAATGGACTACGAGGCGAGCGAATTAGCCGCGGCACTAAAACTAGTCAGACAAACGCGAAAATATCCTACGATGCCTACGTCTGCGGAAATTTTAGAAGCGCTTAACGGAGATGAGGGTGACAAAGCGCAAAAAGCTTTAGACGAGCTAGTTTACGCCATAGGGCGCTACGGACCTTATTGTAGCGTGTGCTTTAAGGATGGCGCGATAATGTCAGTAGTGCGTGCTAGGGGTGGCTGGGTAAAGGTTTGCAACCTAGAAGGGCAAGACTGGGAGAATTTTAAAAAGTGGGACTTTGCCAAGCTTTACAAGATTTACGCGAAAACCCCACAAATTTGTCCTGATTATCTAATCGGCGAGAGTGAGGCGAATAACAGCTTTAACGGCGTAGGCGGAAACGAGCCAGTATATTTTATCGGTGGAGATAACGACGGCAAGTTTATGGATGTGGCTAAATTTAAAGCCCTAGCTGAGCAAAAATCACCTATTAAGGCGATATTAACGGGCGTGATAAAAAGGATTGGGGCGTGAGATGAAAGTTTTAAATCTTTTTGCAGGGCTTGGTGGTAACCGCAAGTATTGGGATGATGTGGCAAGAGAAAAAGGCGTAAGTATAGAAGTAACAGCCGTTGAGTTTGATCCTGAAATAGCAAAGGCTTATACAAAACGTTATCCAAACGACAACGTGATAGTAGGTGATGCTTGGGATTATGCTGCTAAAAATTACTTAGATTTTGATTTTATATGGGCGTCTCCGCCTTGCCAAACTCATAGTAGGTTAAATACTGGCAACAATTTACGTTGGCAACATACTAGAAAATTGCCTGATTTTAGACTTTATGAGCTTATATCGTATCTTAAGACGTTTTGCAAAAAAGCTTTTGTAGTTGAAAACGTAGTGCCATACTATGAGCCACTTATAAGACCAACCGCCGAGATAGGCAGACACTATTTTTGGGCTAATTTTGATCTATTCTTTTTAAGTAATGATAAATTCAGGATCATAGAGAAAGTTAAAATAGGCGACTTTAAAGACCTTGATTTGAGCGAGTTTAATATAACAAATAAACGCCAGGCTATAAGAAACGAAGTTGATTATGAGATAGGCAAAAAGATTTTTGAGCGTTATTTGGAGAGCAGATGAAAGCCATATATATCACAATCACCGAAAGCGGAGCGAGCATAATCGCAAAGGTAGCGGACGAGAACAAAAAGATACTTGATAGCTTTGAGATAAGCCGTAAGGACGCAAGCGGTGTGCTTGAAGTAATGAGAAAGTGGAACGAGAAGCACAAGGACGAAGAAACAAGGGGACTATTTTGAGATTAGCGCGAAGTGAAAATAAAGCCTACCAACTAAGGCTACTTGAAGCATACCCACTTTGTCAAATATGTGAGGAGCAACAAAGCATAGAGTGCCACCACGTACGCTATGGCAGATTTGGAGCAGATAAGGACGACAGCAAGCAAATAGCCGTTTGTAGAGAATGTCATCAATGGTGTCACGCGCACAAACACGAGAGTATAGAAAAATACGAGGAGGTAGCAGATGAGAATTGGCAACGTTTTGGCGAGTAAATACCACAACCGCAAGACCAAAGGCTTTGATAGTGCAAAAGAGTGGCGTAGGAACCAAGAGCTAGAAGCCTTACAAAGAGCTGGAGAGATAAGCGAATTAAACCGCCAAGTACCCTTTGTGCTAATGCCTAGCTACACAATAGCAGATGAAACAACAAAACAAGGTTTTAGAACGATCCGTGAGATCAGATACATAGCAGATTTTACATACCGCCTTAAAAATGGCAAGCGGATAATAGAGGACGTAAAGGGAATGCAGACGGAAGTTTTTAAAATTAAACGAAAACTGCTAGAGAGAAAAATAGCCCTTGGAGTGATAGAGGGCGAGTTTAGGATTTGTTGATGGCGAAGATAACAGAGGCGATAAAAGAGAAAATTTTGGCTGACTTTCATACGGGCAAATTTTCACAAAGAGAGCTAGCAAAAAAATATAGTGTATCAAATGGCACTGTGGCCAATTTACTCAAAGGATTAACGCCAAAAAATGAGCATTTAGTTGAAGCTCAAATAACGCTGTTATCGGCACAAACTCAAAAATCAGAAATAGAAATGAGCAGTATTTTGAGCACTGCTAAAGATGAAGCATATAACCGCGGATTAATATTTAATGCTACTCAAAAAAATCTTAATCGAGTGATGGACATGCTAGATAAAAATACTAAATTTGAAAAAGTTGGTGTGGGCGATGGAGTACAAAATTTTGAACCAGTGGAGCTTAATGCAAACGACTATAAAACACTGCAAGATATGATTGATAAGGCTAGTTTAACGCTTGGAGTTAATCAAAGAGTTGCTGCAACACAGATTAATAATGCAAACGTGCAAAGTGAGCAAAAGATCATAATCGAGCGGAAGGAGTTAAAAGGTGATACAGAGAATTAAAGAGTGGTATAGAAAAAAGCAAATAGGCGAATATTTTGTAGTTGCCTTTATTGTATTTTTTTTCTTTTTTATGCTAATTGGGGGGATGTGGCTTGAAGCAGCAATAAAGGGGCTAAAAATATGGATGATGGACAAAATATGGTTTGGCGGTAGTATATTTGATTTCTTGGGTGGGCTATGAGTGAAACAGCGCTTTGCTTAACATATACGCCGTGGCAAAAAGAAGTCTTTTTTGAGAATACTGCACGCTTTACCACGATAGAGAAAGGGCGCCGTGTAGGATTTACCAAGGGCATAGCAAACGCTACGATTGAGTGGCTACTAGAAGGCAAAAAGGTGCTTTGGGTAGATACTATCACGTCAAACCTACAAAGATATTATGAACGCTATTTTTTGCCTGAATTAAAAGCCTTGCCAAAAGAGTTATATAAATTTCACGCTCAAGATAAAAAGCTAAGCATCGGTGAGGGCTATCTTGATATGAGAAGCGCAGAACGCCCAGAAAACATTGAGGGCTTTGGCTACGATATAGTAATCCTAAACGAGGCAGGCATAATCTTGAAAGACGCCTATCTTTGGGATAACGCCATAAGAGCGATGCTACTAGATAACCCAAAATCAAGAGCATTTATAGGCGGCGTACCAAAAGGTAAGAACCGCTTTTATGACCTTGCCAAACGTGGGATGAGTGGAGATAAAGATTGGAGAAATTATCAAATATCAAGTTTTAATAATCCGCTACTAAAAAAAGAGCAGATAGACGAAATGGTGGCAGAGCTTGGTGGTATAGATAGCGACGTAGTGCGACAAGAGATATACGGCGAGTTTTTAGATACTACCTCAAATGTGCTGTTTAACCTTGCGCTCATTGAAAACGCGTTTAGTACGCAGATGTCAAACGAAAAGGCGAATATTGTTTGGGGGCTAGACGTGGCACGTGAGGGAGACGACGAAAGCGTGCTTTGTATTAGGCAAAGTTATGACATCACAAACTTTTACACATTTAGGCTTGATAGTGTGACAGCTTTAGCAAGGGAGATTTTTGGCATATATGAGAGAAGCGAGAATAAGCCAGACGCTATTTTTATTGATAGTGTGGGCGTTGGTGCTGGCGTGTTTGATACTCTAGTGGATTTTGGCTTGCGTGGCATAGTCAGAGAGGCAAAATTTTCATACAAAGCTACAAATGAGAAGCTTTATGCAAACAAGAGAGCAGAGGCTTATTTTACACTCAAAGAGAAATTTAGGCTACTTAGTATCGTGCCAAACGACAAGCTCAAAAAGCAACTTAGCACTATTAGTTTTTACTATGACAAGAAAGAGCGTTATTTGCTCTTGCCAAAAGAGAATATCAAAAAAGAGTTTGGCTTTAGCCCTGACTTGGCGGATGCCCTTGCTCTTACGTTTTTTGACCCATTGCCAGCAAAAATAAACACGATCAACTACGATGACGGAGGCGTTTGGTGAAAGAGTGTCAAAATTGGGTAGATTTGAGAAAACAAATCGAGTATATTTCAGAAAATATCGACGTAGGTCTAATTAGAAAGGTGGCAACACTTGATGATGAGGCTTTGCGTCTTTGTTTTTGTGTGATGATTTGTGAGTGGCTTAAGGGGGTAAAATTTATCCCTACAAAACAAGCTAGAGTAAAACTTGCAACGGCTCTAAAAGAAAAAGGGGTTGATAAAAAACGAGTGAAAGAGCTAACAAATGTCAGCAGAAGCACAATTTACAGAGTAGGACACGAAAATGACGAACGATGAAAGAATAAGCTACCTCGATGAGTTAGTGCAAATAGCATACAATGGCTATGCGGAGTATAAACCATTTTTTGACAAGCTAAATGATGCGTATTTGCTTGTGCTTGAAAGCGAGCAGTATAACAGCCTCAAAGAGCGAAACAAAAGCAAAAACTACATACCAAAGCTCAACTCAAAAGCAAAAAGGATATATGACGGCCTAACCGAAACATACTTCAACAATGACACATTTGCAAAGCTAGAGCCATACATAAACTCAACGCATGATGTGATCGATAAGTGGCAAGAGGCACTAAATTTCTATTGCGACAAGATAAATTTGTATAAGATTTTTTCGCCTATCTTTTTAAAAGCTGCTTTCTCGGCAAGCTCGGTGGTAAAAGTGTTTTGGGGAAAAGATGAAGCAAAGATAGAGGAAGTGGATATAAACGACATCTATTTTGATCCTGATGCCAAAAATACAGACGACATCCGCTATATCGTGCACAGAATTTACCTTACAACAAACGACATCAAAAAGCTAATCAAAAATAAAACATTTAAGCAAATTGATCTAAGTGAGAATAGACCTTATGAGAGAATTTGTCTAAATGAGATATACGAACTAAACGATGAGAAATGGAGCGTTAGCACGCTTTACAATAGCGAACTACTAAGAGATAAAGTAGAACTAAAAGACGGACAGCCATTTATTTTTGGCTATATGCTGCCACAAACAAAACGCAATACTGATCAAACTTTTGTTTGTGCTTATGGCGAGCCTGCTCTTGCTTCGCTTTTGCCGTTGCAAGACGAGCTAAATGCTATTAGAAACTCAATCACAGACGTAACAAGAAACCAAGCAACGCCAAAGATCATTTTTAACCGAAGTGCAAGTATATCAAGGGCTGATTTAGAGCGCCCAAGTGGTGCAATTTTCACTGATAGCCCAGCAGACATCAAGATAGTACCGCCTGGCGACATCAACGCTTCAATGGCTACGCTTCAAGTGATCGAACAAGAGATGAGCGAAGTAAGCGGGGTAAGCCCTCAACAAAATGGAGCACCAACAACTAGGCAAGAAACAGCGACAATGGCGTCAATTATGGCAAATGAAGGGAGCGTAAGGCTTCAAGGGTATATAAGAACCTACAATGAGACTTTTTTTGAGCCTATATTTGAACGCCTTGCATTTCTTGTTTGGAAATATGGTGATCCATTATTTTTTGCAGGGTTTAATCGTGGTGAAATACCGAGCTTTAACATCAATCTAAACACTGGCATAGGCGCACTAAATAAAGAGGTGCAAAAGAAAAGTCTCATGGACGCTAGCCAAGTAATAGCAGCTCAATTTGGTATGTGCTTGCAACTGCAAGACGGCGAGGGTGCAAATAGAATGAAAGAAGCAAACGAGAAAATCCTATTAGAGTTATTGCCACTATATGGCATAAAAGACCCAGAGAATTTTATCGGAAAGGAGAGTGGGCTTGCTAAACAACTTAAGCCACAGGCTATTTTGCCAAGCGTGGCAGAGCCTATCGCAGAAGCAGGAGCTTTACCAGCTGACGCAATGCCAAGCGTTTAGGGCTTTTTCAGAATATCTATTGGGGCTTTATGCGGCAAATGTTACCGCTAGCCAAAATGAAAAGAATAGCGATGAAATGAGGTTAAGGGCGATCGAGAACATTAAAACTCTCGAAAGCCTTTTAAGTTTTTTTGAAAATTACAAAGAGGAGTAATAAATGACAGAGCAAGAAGCACTAAACGAGCTAACAGCCATAGTAAATGGAAATGAGCAGGCAGAGCCTGAAACAAACGAAGTGGCAGAACAGCCAGCAGAGGAAGCAAAGACTGAGCCAGTGACAGTGTCAGATGAGCCAAAGAAAGAGGAGCTAAATATAGACGCTATTAAGCAAGCATTAACTGAGGCGCTAGCAGCAAAAGAGCAATCGGCACAAGGGGCAAAACCACAACTTGAACCTGAAAAACAAGCCTTGCTTGATAGCTTAGGGCTTGGAAATCTTGACGCGCTAAAAGCTCAAATGGATCAAATCACACAAGCACAAGCAGCGCAAGCAGAGGAAGCTAGACGCCAAGCAGTCTTTGACAAAAATCTAGCAGAGTTTAAAAAGGACTATCCAACAATACGCCCTGATGATCTAGCAGAGTTTGCAAAAGCTCACGGCATGAGTGATCTACTAGGCGAAAATTATGTAGGCTGGAAAGCAGTAGCAATGGGGATGATCAATGTAGCAAAAAGCAAAGAGAAACCAGACGAAATTTTAAGCGGCTCAAATGCAAGCAGTGAGCTATCGGCATTTGATAGAGCCAAAAAAGGCGAGAACGTGAGCGATGTGGAATATGGCGCAGAGCTTTTGAAATTAGCAGGATTATAAGAGGAGTAAAAAATGGCAGGACTTTTTGACGACTGGGGTGGAAGCAATATAACACAAGCAATTGGGGGCGTGGCTAGCGGAAAAAATAATGGTGGTGGAAGCAGTGGTGGATTTTTAAGTTGGCTTGGTGGTGGCGACGCAGGTGGCACACCTAACTGGCTAACAGCTTTAGGAACTGGTGGCGCATTATGGAGTGCTTATAACCAAAGCAAAATGGCAAAAAAAGCATTTAATCTAAATAAAGATGCTTACGATTTTAACAAGATGCTTTCACAAAGACAGCTACAAAGAGAAAATCAAGCAAACCAAAATTTAGTCAATGCTTGGAACGCATCAAATTTTCATAAACAACAAGAGGACGAGGCTTACTAATCTAAGCCTCACAAAAAGGAGCGAAAATGCCGTATTTTAACCCAAACAAAGTAGATTTTAACTACAACACCAACACAATAGACGCAGTGGGCGCAACTGGTAGAGCATTATGGGATATATATCAAGACAGCGTAAGAAACAACTTCACAAAACAAAGGCTAGCAGAGGAAAATAGATCAAATTTAGCAAACGAGCAAAATAATATAGATAGGTTAAACGAAAACATACGCCACAATATATCAACCGAAACCGAAACAGCGAACAATAACGCCATAAATCAAGGTTTTAAGCGTGACGAGCTTGGATTAAAAGGGCAAGAGCTAGGGCTAAAAGCAAACAAGTATCAAAACGATGCCTACCACAATCAATTAATGGCGAATATTGCTATGCAAAATGCAAACACAAACGCAAATAGACTTAATTTTGACGTGCAAAAATATAATAGTGGGCTAAATAGTGATAGTTTAGAAACCAATTTGGCTTTTGAGAAGCTAGGGGCAAAGTTGCCTGATTGGGCAGAAAATATGTCTCCGCAAGAAGTGCAAGCTTACAAAAAAGCGGTTATAAACGTAGAGACAAATAAAGCTTTAAATGGAGCAAGTGGGTCTCTTGTGGATAGAAAACAACTAGCACAAAAATCAGTGCAAAATTTAAGCGACCTAAAAACACTGCTTGATAGCCTAAAAAGGGCGAAAGAAAAATATAGCTCTACAAACACTGGGTGGCTTGATACTGCGTTGCATAGCGGGGCAAAATATTTGGGCTTTGACGGCAAGCAAATGAACGATTTTAGATCTGCTCTAAACAACGCAATGCTTTTTGCAAAAGGCGTGTTTGGTGACGGCAAGATGTCAAATTTGCAATATCAGCAACTCATAAATAGTTTCCCAACTGGGGATGAAACAAGCGATAAGGCTTTTGTTTCAAATTATGACGCCACTCTTGACGCGTTGGGGTCATACTATAAAAATACAGTTGAACAAATGCAAAATGGGGGCGTTAATATGAGAGAGTTTGAAGGAATGCTCCCAGAAATACAGTCACAGATTAACGAGCTTTACTACAACCCAAGAGGTGAGCCTAAAAAACAAAAAAACTCACCTCAAGAAGGACGAAGTCTTGGGGCAAACCAAAACAACTCACAAAGAAATTACATAGACGCAAAAACACTTGGCATAAATTTTAGATAGGAAAATAAAAATGGCTTGGATAAAAATACCTGAAAACAAAACCGAAATGCAAATAGGCGGCAACTGGGTAAAAATACCTAGTGGCATGAAAGAGGTTGAGATACCTGATAATTTATTGGGCGCACAACCAGCAACAAATAGCGCACCAACTTATGCGCCGTCTGCTCCTGATATGAGCAAGGCGGTAGATGCTACGCCAAAGGAAAAGACGTGGTATGACAAAGTTGGTGAATTTGCGGATCAAATCTCTCCAATAAATGTCATAAAAGGGGTAGGTAAAGAGTTAGGGGGAATGCTTGAGTATTCTCACTATGACGGAGCTACTGGCAAAGAATTAGAGGCAAAAAAGGCTACTGAAGCACTAGCAAGAGCAAAACATGCAGGCGATGATAGAAACATCATCTCACAGCTTGTAGGCGACGAAAGTAAAGATCAAGCAGTAAAAGAAAGAACCGAAAATTTGCTCTACAACTGGGCTAAAAAGAATAATTATGATGATGTAAGAGAGGCTAATGGCAAATATTATTTACAAAAAGGAGATAATTTTATCCCAGTAGATGAGCCAGGTATAGGCGATAGTCTTTCAACATATCTAAATGAAATGGGCGTGCCTATGGGTGCGATAAGCGTAGCTTCAGCCCTTTTGCCAACCAAAAAACTAAGCACAGCACAAAAAGCTATAAGCACAGCATTAGCAACAGCTGGAGCGAGTGGAGCTGGAGCGGCTATGGACTTAATGGCCGATAAAAGAATACTTGGCGATGAGACGATAAATGGTGATGATTATTTAAAACACGCTTTGCGTGGAGCAAGCGATGACTCTTTGATCTCAGGTCCGCTTGCAACAATGACATCTCCAGCAGTAAAAGAAGCACTTAAAAAAGGAGTTAGCAAGGCTAGTGATTATTCAATAGTAAAACCAGTTGCAAGATACGTGATAAATGACAATATTGGCGGAGCACAAAAAGCAATGGCGGATAAGCTAGGCGGAGAAGCAAACGCAGCAGCAGCTCAAAATTTATCTAAAGAAGCTCTTGATGAAGATATGTATAAAGCTCTACTAAATGATGATAAGACTTACACTTTACCAAACGTTGGCAATGAGAAGATACAAAAGGGTATAAACTATCTAAATGAGAATGTAATTACTCCAGCCCAAAAAACAACAAGAGATATAATAAAGGGCGAGGGGACAAGAGAGCGAGAAATGGATCTATTTTTAACTGCTCTTGGCAACGACGCTAAGGGGGCAGATATAATCACCGATGCAGTTGCGAGAGATCCAAAGAGCTTTTCAAAAATCTATAAAATGTCAAGCGACTTAAATGCAGATGCCAAAAATACCCTTTTAAATATGGTAGATAAGAAAAAGACCGCTGACATTTTAAGCGGATATGAGAAACGCACAAAAGATAACTTTGGCGAGGTGATAAACGCTCTTGACGATGCCTTTGCAGGCAAAGAAGCAAGCGCAAATTTACTACAAGCAAAGCATGAACTTGGCACTCAGGCGCTAAGACTGCCAGCAGGGTATAGAGATAGTACCTTGGAGCTATTAGGAAATACCAAAGGCTTTAAAGGGCTTAACGAAGTAAGAAACGTGCTAAGTGCTGATATGGCAAGACTAACTGCTCCTGATGCTATCACAGCAGGCACTAAAAAAACACTTGGCAAGATGATAGAAGCAGTAGATAATGCAATAGACAATGTCGCCGAGCAAGCCTTTAATAATCCAGCTCTTAGCCAAAAAGCAAAAGATGTGCTAAAGCAAGCAAGGAGCGAATATGCTCTTTTTAAAGAGCTTCAAAACTCTAAAATTTACCATGATGTAATGGGTGAGCTAAAGAGTAGTGGCGATATAACAAACTCACTTTTAAAAGCACTTAGCGCTGAAAATGGGCTTGATTTTAAAGCGCTTACATCTAGGCTAAGCAGTAGCGAGCAAGAAGCGTTAGAAACCAACTTAATACGTGGCGTTATAGAGAAATTTAGTAAAGACGGCATAACTGATTTTTCTAAAGTAAGCGCTGCTTTAAAAGATGCTCCGTTTGAGAGTAAAAGAGCGGTAGAGATCATGAGCGAGCTAAATAAAAAAGCCCCTATACTAAATAATACTTCAGCACTGCTTGAAAAACTAACAGCCATAAATCCAAAAGCCAAAGAGCTACAACAAGGCATAGGGCATTCAGTAACTGGAGCACTTATGACAATGAAGAGAAATTTAGCCATTGAAAGGCTAAAATCACTACTCCCAGTTCTTGGAAATGACGCAGCTTTAAAAAATCATATAAGAAATGCAATAAATAATGCAGGCGATTTAAAAAGTGTGATTAACAACCTTGAAAAAGTAGAGGTAAAAGACGCCCCACAAAACTCACAAAAACTACTAGAAGCTTTTAAAAATGAAGTAAAAGCGTTAAGAGATGAAGCGCAAAACACAGAGATAAAAGGCGATAGTTTCATCACAAAGCAAAGCCCAGCGCCAAAGAGCGATTTAAATGTAAAAATTAGCGTGGATGACTGGGTGAGAGAGCTTGGAGGGATAAACGCAAATAAACAAATTAAAGCGGATTTAACCAATCTTTATGAAAAGCACAAGGAACTTTTTGCTAAGCCAAGTGATGTTTTTAGGCTAATAAAAGCAGTCAAAGAAAATCCGACGTTTTTTTATAACAATAATGAGCCAAATACGGCTTTGATAGGCAAAATTTTAGATAATGGCAAGCTTGGAAAAATAGGCATACAAAAAGAGTATGATAGCGAGTATTTAAAGCTAAACCATGCAACTTATTCAAGTAAGGCAGACAAGGAAAACAAGAGGCTTTTAAGAAGAAATGAAAAATCTCATCTAGTGGGGTCGCCTACTCCCACACAGCTCACTCTTGGCGAAGCCACAGAGCCAACGGCGGATGGTGCAAAAGCACTTTTAGATGAGAATTCTAAAGATGCTGGCATTATCCAAACTTTCATCCAGCCAGGCAGCAAATCAAATAGCGAGCTTGGGCTACCAAATGAGATTATACCAAAACAAACACAAGAAGAGTTTAAAAAGCTTTTAAACGAATATGATGTGGATAAGTTTTTAAGCGATAGAGAAAATATATTGGCAAAAAATGCAAAATATGGCAGAAATAGAATAGCTGATAGAAATATTGAGAGCAACGACGGAGTTGGTGGCTGGGAATATAAATTAACGCCAGCAGGTTACGAGAAAAACTACAAAGCAGACTTTCTAACCACAAAGGCTGACGTTGCGAAGATAAGAGCTGGAAAGATGGACGAGGCTACTTTTAATAAACTAAAATCTGATCTTGAAAGCAGTGATGCACTCGGCTATGAGTATAAAAAAGCTAGCGATTATGCTGATATGGAAGACTTTGAGCGAGAATTCGGAAGTCTATCTAATCCAAAAGGTAGCAGAACAATAAACGCAAGCCCGCACATAGCAAGTGGCTTACTTGGTGGCACAGCAAATGGAGCTGATGAAAATGGTAATGTTAGCCCTGAAGAGTTTGCAAAAGGGTTTATATATGCATTGTTTGGGTCAAAGATAACAGCCGAGGGGGTAAAAAGAGTAAGCCCTGAACTTTATAATAAGATACTAAGCATATCAAAAAAGCCAAGCGAAGAGGTAAAAAAGATAGTAGATGATGTAGGAGCTGATAAACTTGCTAAGCAAGAAAAGCGAGGCATCTATAATGTCACATACAACGGCAAGAACGCTACACAAATAAAACAAGACTTAGACAATATAAATGATGCTATCAAATACGAACGAGGGAATATTGGCAAAGGAGCAAAGCATATAAGTATCAGACACTTAGATGATGAAAGCAAGGCTGGCTTTGTTACGAAAGAGGAATTGTTAAATTTGGGTGAAAATGTGCGTAATTTTATAAAAGAACACAAAGAACCATTTGTAAATAAGAAAAATGCTCGTATTTATGAGTGGGAAGATGATAAAGGCGTCAGGTTTAAGCTAGTAGTTAGTAATAAAAATGGCGAAGGGAGAGGGTTATCGCTTGGCAAAAGCCAAGACGTGTCCTCAATTACTAATAACCTTCGCCCAGCCACGAAAAAGGGGTTAAGCCCAAGTGGCAGCCTTGATAACATTATAACCTTTTATTCTGATAGAAACTTAAAAGAGCCTATGAAGTTTGAAAACCCAAAGCTTAAGCTACTTGATGCAATAGACACAAGTAGCGACAAGGTAGGCTTAGTTAAGAAAGTCTTGTTAAACAAAGATATAAGCGACAGAGTAAAAGCTAAAGCAGTTAATAGGCTAACTAAAAATAAAATTAGTCAAGGTGCAAAAACTAGCTATATATCTACTAAAAACTCCAAAAATAATTAAAAGCCCTATCTTTAGGGCTTGCTCTCTTTTTCAAAATCAAGTAAAAAATATTTTATTTTCTCAAAATTGGGTAGATTTGACACAGCGACAAATGATAAATTGCCATTAAATTGCATAAAAGGAGCAAAGAAATGGCAATAACTACAACTGGGTTTCAAGCCCCAGCTACAAAACGTGAAGGCTTAAAGCCCTCAGTCTACGAAAACATAATTTTAATAGGTGCTGACGAGACGCCTATACTTAAACTAATTGGCACTTCAAGTGTTAAAGGTATAGAGCACTCTTGGCTAACCGACAGCTTAGCTGCCCCAAAGAAAAATGCACAACTAGAGATTTCTGACTTTGACGATCAGATCAAATCAAGCGTGCAAAAGACTTCAAACGCAGTGCAAATTTTCACTTCAAACGTTAGCGTTTCAAGAAGTATGCAAGCAGTGGCTACTTACGGCGGTAAAGAGCTAGAGCGCGAGACTGCTAAAAGAGCAAAGGAGCATAAGCTAGATATGGAGTATGCTATCTTTGGTCTTGGTCGTGATGCTGATGTTAAAAAGAGTGTGTTTAAAGCACCGAGCGTTAGAACTGATGCAACAGCTGGCGAAATGGCGGGCTTATTTTACTTCTTGGCTAAAGGCTCAGCAGCGTTTGCAAGTGGCAAGCGTGGTAACGTTGTAGCATTTGATAGCTCAGGCGATTGGAAAGGCACAGCTACACAACTAACTGAAACTATCTTGTCTCAACTACTTCAAAATATTTGGGATGCAGGCACAACTCCAAAAGATGTGTTTATCGGTGCGGAGTTAAAACCAGCTATAAACAAAATAGCAACTCGTCAATTTGGCAATGAGAAAAATATCAACTCTAGCGTTGTTAGCTTAGATACCGACTTTGGTAGAGTAAATTTTAGACTTCACCGCTTCTTGAGCCCTAAATACGGCTTGGGTGATTGTATCATTGCAGGAGATTTTGACTACATGAAAAATGGTCTATTAGTGCCAACTGAGTTAAAAGACGTGACTACTCCAAAAACAGCTATCCAAAAGAGATACTACACTGAAAGCTGCCTAGAAGTAAGAAACGCAGACGCATTTGCAATAGGCGTTGGCTTAAAGGCATAACAATGCTTTGCACTGAAGCCAAAAAACATTTGAGCTTTAAAACGACAGCAGGGGTTAAGCTCCCTGCTGATGATATGCTTGGCTCGCTATTTTTAGAGGCTATGCTTTTTTGCTGCGATAAGTGCGTGCCTACTATTTTATTAAGGCATTTTGGAAGCGACGAAAGACCTTATAGAAACATCGATAAACAAACTTTTATTTGCGTGCCAGACGTGCCAAATTTTAGTAACGACAAAGAGCACTTGCAAATAGACGAAGCTTTAAGTTATGCGGTGATCAACTATGTAGCTTTTTTGATAAACAAAGACACTTACTACCGTACGCTAGCGCTTGAAGCAATAGCAGACTACAACGCAAACGAGATGAGCGATTATGACAGATTATGAACTTATAAGAGTTTTGGAAAACGCAAGAGATTTAAGCAAGATAGACCTTTTGCGTTTTTTTACAGAACTAGCTGAAAAGCTAAAAAAAGTTAAAGAAACTATAAAGGCTAAACAATGGTAACGATAGAGGAATTAAAGCTTGGCAATAGAACACTAGAAGCATTAAAATTCTTGCTCTCTCAAATAACTGAGCTAGAAACAGCAATAAGCCAAATAAATATAAGCGAAATAAAAGACGCCAATACTCTAACAAAAGAGCAAATAGTGACACTACAAGATGTTAAAGCGGCAGTTGAAAGCATAAACACAGAGCTAAGCTCTAAAAAAACAGATTTTGACGAAAAAAAACAAAATTTTGACACCAATCTTAGCACTTTTAGAAATGATAAGGCAGATTTTGATGAGAAAAAGGCAGATTTCGATAGTAAAAATAATACTGCACTAAGCAATTTTGCATTTATCGCCAGCAATGTAGAAAAAATTAATAAAACAAGTGATCTATTAGCTGAGGCAAAATCTATTTTAGAAATAATCAAGCCAATAGAGCAAAAGGCTCAAACAGCGCTTGAAACATTGGCTAATTCTCAAAATAAATTTACTGAATTAGATGCTTTAAAAACAACACTGCTTGAGCTAAAAAAATCCCTTGAAAAAATAAGCACAAACGGACTAATAAACGACACTAGTGCAAGCGCAACAACAACTTATTCAAGCGTAAAAATTGATAGCTTGCTTGTAGCAAAATTAGATGCTAGTGAGAAAAACAATTATGTTTCACTAGAAAATGGCAAGATAAAATCAGAGCTACTACCTGATATAAATGCCACCACACTTAATGGTAAGAGCAGTGATGTCTTCGAGTTAAAAATTGAAAGTACAAGCAAGTATAATACTTTATCTCAAAGCATAAGTACACTAGAGACCTCTTTAAATAGTGGACTAAATAGCCTTTCAAATAGTCTAAAGGATAAAATAGCAAGTAACTTAAAAGGAGTGGCTAATGGGCTGGCTACATTAGATAATAGTGGTAAAGTCCCAAATAGTCAGCTTCCAAAAATAGACACATACACCAAATCTGAGAGTGACAATAAATTTGTAGCAAAGGAAGACATCGCGACCGAAACAAAAGCAGGCATCACGAAGCTTAAAAATGCCATAACTGCCAAGCAAGAGGACGCAGCAGTAACCGAAAAAGCCGTGAGTGATGCAATAGAAGCGAACAAAGGGCTAGGCATAGAGCAAGAATATAAAAACGTTACATCGCAAAGAAACATGAATGAAAACTATGAAAACACTACAGATAAACCAATATACATTTATTTGCTAATAAACAATGCCTATAAAGTGAATTTTGATGTGCTCATAAATAACAAAAAGATAATAACTCACGATGAGCCAGATAGGTGCATTATAAATTTCATAGTCCCACCTAAAGCAACATATAAAATCATTCCAAACTCAACTCAATATACAATCGTGTATTGGGATGAACTAAGATAGGAGCAAAGATGAAACGATATAAAAATAAGAATAATGAAATTTTTGCTTATGAAGATAACGTAAGCGAAGAACTATTAAATCAAAGAATAAAAGAGCTAGGGCTAATACCAATAAGCGACGAAGAAGCAAGCAAACTTCTAAATCCAAAGATAGATGAAAAAATAAAACAACTAGCCGAAATTGAAGCCGAGATTGCCGAGTGTGAAAACTATATCCGCCACGCCCTAATAATTGGCAACAACGCCGTACTTGAAAATTTAAGAGCGGAGTATAAAGAATTAATCGCAGAGCGTGAGCGCCTAAACGCAACAAGCGAGCCGATAACGGTAGCGCCGACAGATCATCTGTAAGAAGGGGGGGCAAAAATGAGCTATGTAATAGTATCTGGTACATCGCTAGTTGTAGGGGCTTTGATTTGCTTAGGTTGTTTATTGTGGAGTATAGATCGTTCAATATAGGAGAAAAATATGAGCTACATAATAATCTGCGTTTTATCCCTAGTTTTAGGCATTATTTTATGCCCTATCGTGATTTTTCTAAGGGCTAGAAAGTGTGAGAGCTGGGACAATAGCAACATGACAAACATTTTAAGAGTGTTTAGCCATTTAGCAACACATCCTGACGACTTTGCGAAGATGAGATACGAAGACGGCAAAAAGCCGTTTTGGTATTTGAGTGGCGATGAATTTACGGATATTGTTAAAACTAGACCAAAGGAGAACAAATGAGAGTAAGAATTAAAAGGTGCGAAATTTGCGCATCAAAACTTGATAAAGATGGTAACTGCACTTGGAGCGAGTGCCCTAAGTGCCCTAACTATAAAGCAAAAGAGCAAGAAAAGTCAAAAGACAAAAAGGATGAGTAATGCTTAAATTTAAAGAGCTTTTGCAAATCCTAGCCATTGTCATCGTTGAGTTACCGCTCGAGATACTTGGCTACATAGTAGTGCCTATCGCTTTAGCGTTTTGCAACAAACAAAGCGAACACCTACCAAAATGGGCGCGCTATTTCGAGGACGCAAGCGACTACTACGACGGTGAAAACTCCGCTATAAATGGTGATAGCGGTTGGCGTAAAGAACACTACCCAAATGGCAAAAATAGGGCGTATTTTGCAAGATTAAGGTGGCTATATAGAAATCGTATCGGCTACTTTTCAAGCCGAATAAACGGCGTAAAAGTGAGCGAGATAGAGCCATCAAGCGTAAGAGTGCAAGGCAATATCAAAGTCACAAGCAATGGTGGAGCGGTTAGTGACTTTTGCAAAGTAACGCTAAAGCTAAAGGACGGACGCACTCGCTTTGGGCTTTACAAAACGATCCGCTACAAAGGCTTTTTAAGTGGATTTTATTGTCGTATTTATGTCGGATGGAAATTGCTCGACGTGGCAGATATGAACGAATACAACAAGTCCACTTTTATGCAGCCAGACGACAAGGCATTTTTAAAAAGTGTTTGGTGTGTAAATCCGTTTAAGAGGGTGCAAAATGAGCGATAAATTCTATATAGGGGCTATCTTATTTTTGAGCTTTGTCGTTGGTGTGCTTTATTGGCTAAATAACAACGCAGTAGACAAGATTGATGAGCTAACAACGAAACTGGCACTAAAAGAGGCAAATAATGCCGTAGTTGCTTCCAATTTGGAAACATGTAACGCCAAGATCGAGCTAGCAAACACAAGCCTAAAGGCGCTAAGCGTGCCAAAACAAAACGAAGCGAAGATAAAAGAGCGTGTTATAACTAGGGTTGAGCGTGTGGCAGTGCCTATCAAGGACGCCGCTTGCGAGGAAAAACTAAATTTCTACGAAAGGCTATTAAATGAAGCTAGCAATAAGTAATCTAATAGTGGCGTTTTTTGTCGCTGGGTGTAGCTCAAAGCCTGAAATAATTGTAAAAACTCAATATCAAGATGTATATGTACCTATTGCGTGTATAAAAGAGATGCCAACAAAGCCAAAATATAGCCCTAGTGATTTGCAAAGCGCTAAGGAGCTAATGGGCTACTTTCTCACGTGCGAAGAACTTTTAAAAGGATGTGTAAATGGAAGCGATCATAAAAAGGACTAAGAAATTTTGGCTAAATAAGATGGTTGTAGTAGAAATAATATTATCCGTCCTAATAATGTATGTTTTTACCTATAAATTTTAAAAAAGGGGCTGGATAATGGATGATCTTATGGATAGGCTAGGCTTTTATTTTTGGGTGATAATAGTTGGCTTTGTGGGCGGTGTACTAAGCATTGCAGGGGGCAACGCTAAGGTTGCAAGCGATGGCAAGGCTATCATAAATTTTTTCGTTGGCACTATTAGCTCGACTTTTATATGCTGGGTAGCTTACGAGACGGCTTTTTATTTCACAGAAAAAGGGAGCTTTAGTCTCGCAGTTGGTGGCTTTTTTGCTTGGAGAGGCACAGCTTGGGTTAGCGCTGTGATCGACAAAGCAATAGACAAAAAGATAGACAACTTCAGTGATAACAACTACGACTATACACCAAGACCCCCTCGTGACTACGATATAGGAGATGAAAAATGAACTACACACAAGCTTTTAATCTTTTAATGAGCTTAGAATTTAGTCGCCCTAAAAAAGCCCTACATAAAAATCCAACAGAAAATGGGCTAACTTTTATGGGCATTTATGAAGCTGCTCACCCAAACTGGCAAGGCTGGGGGCAAGTTAGGGCAGCTATCAACGCATACGGGGATATTGAAAAGGCTAGCATCGCCCTATACAATGATGACGCATTAATCGAAAAAGTAAAAATATTTTACAAAAAAGAATTTTGGGACAAAATGAGGCTTGACGAGGTAGATAGTGAATTAAAAGCGTGTGAACTCTTTGTTTTTGGTGTAAACGTAGATACAGTACCAGCAGTTAGGGTTTTACAAAGGCTTTTAGGTGTAGTGGTAGACGGCATTATGGGGCAAAAAACATTAAAAGCACTAAATGATTATAACGAGCAATCCTTTGACGTTGATTTTGATAGGGCAGAGATTGCCTATTATAGAAATTTAGTAAGAAAAAACCCACACCTTGGCGTATATGAGCAAGGCTGGGAGAATAGAGCGAGGAGTGTGTAATGGCTGAAAGAAATTTAGGTGCTGAGATCGATGAAATAAAAGCACAACTACAAATAATTACGAATAAGATCAGTAACCTAGAAAGTGAAGATAGGGCACTAAGAAGCTTATCAGGTGATTTAAACAACGCTATTAACTCGCTTAGTTCAAGAGTTGGTGCAATAGAAACAAATGGGCTAAAAACGGCCATAGGTGACATAAAAACAGACCTAAATTTACAAAGAATGAAAGTAACTAGACTGGAGAGAAAAGACAATGGACTTTAAAAACGCATATTTAGAAAGAACGAGAGAATTATTAAAATTAAGCATTGGAGCCGATACACCATATCAAGAAACACTACAATATCTTGATGATTGTTTTGAGAAATACGAGATACCAAACCAGCACAGAATAAACGTGCTTTCTCAAATGCTCCCCCTTATTACAACACAATTTACTATCACGGCGATGCAAACTGGGCTGGAGCTAACACAGCAGGATTTGAGCTTTGAACTATCACTTAAAAACCTTGAAAAGCAAGCAGCCGCAATGGATGCAAACATTGAGGGGATAAAAGAGCAAACAAGAAACACCAAACTAAAAAATGATGAGCTAGAGGCTCAAGCAGCGGATAAACTAGAAAATTTAAAAGAGCAAAACAATCTTTTGCGTGCTCAAATAGCAAAACTAGCAAAAGAGCAAGCACTAGCAGAGAGCCAGCAGCGCGCAGTAGATAGGCAAGTAATCGACAATAGGATAATCAAATCAATGTCAGTGCTTGGAAACTTTATAGCAGAAAATCAAGCTGGCGGAATGATAGTGCCGTCTGATATGACAAAGTACTTATTTAATATGGTGCATGCTTTGATTAAAAACGATATTACGATCGATGAAAACAAAAACTTCACGATGACAAAGAAATGATCGGCTTAAGTGATATACTAAATTTAACAAACTCGGACACTGGCGACGACTATGAATTTATGGCTGGTGGCCAGTTTGATTTTTATCAAGCAGGTAGTCTTGGTTACTCTGCTTTTAACACACCTTCGCCTGATTTAAGGAGTTTTTTTATCGCGCAAGCTGGCAACTTAAGCGGCGCAATAGTTGGGTTAAATGAAGACTTTGCCGAATACGTGCTAATGCCGATGATAATCGCCATAAATCAACCTGACTATGATACGAGTATAAATTTACTCTTAGACGGCGTAGAAGCAGTATCTAAAATAAAATTCTCTACTCCTAAAAACTCAAACAGAGATAATCGCTTTGGCAGAATAGACGGCAATGGCTTTGCTAGTTTGCAAAGAGGCGACTACACAAGCCTAAAAGAGTTTGTAAGCGAGCTAAGAAACGACAGCTATGCCGAAAATCTAGCTGAGGACGTCGGCAGGATGTATGGTGGCGTAGTAGGTCAAGCTTTGGCTGGCATGCTATATGATGGCATTGTAAATGGACGCTTTAACGCCATGAACGTAGCTGAGGCGATGTATCAAAATATGAAAAGCACACTAACCTCGGTCGCTATCCAAAACACACTTTCAGCACTTGGCACGACCATATCCCCACTTGGTATAGCTCCGATAGCTGGACTGATTAACGCCCTTATAACTGAAGTCTTTGAGATGGCGGTAGGGCTTGATAATAGTTTTGGTTTTGGTGGTGATCTAAACGCAGTAGTAGGCAACACTGCTTTTTATGATCGCCCTATGAGTTTTGGCGAGTTTATGCAAGATACGTTTAGCGGTTGGTTTGGCATATCTGATGCAGTGATAGGACAAACTGACTACAACGGCAACATAACTGGCGTGAGAGTTGGCAAACAACTATATGGATACAAAATGCAACAAACCTTTGATGATGCACTACATGGCAGACCTGGCACAAAAACACTAACTAGCCTTGATCCAGCAAGAGCAGCAATGCAAAATTTTGCACGCAATAAACTAGAGGGCATAAGGTCGCAAAGCTCGCTAATGACAAATATGCGCATGGATAGTCTAGGCAGGCTAAACTACGAGATAAACACTCGCACATCACTACAAAATGCAGGTTTTGATACAACGCTATCAGATGTGGCATTTAGTGCGACGCAGCAAATAACAAAATCATTGCTTGATAAAGTAGTAGCTTTTGATTTGAATGCCTTTAATATTGCGCCAGCTGGAGCGTCAGAAAGTGATCACACTAACGCCAGCACAACAGCTAGAGAAAACACATATACTGGCTCAAATGAGTGGGCAAACACTGCCACAAAACTTGCATCAATAATGAGAAATGGCGGCAATGGGCTTGGAGTGTCGGTTGATAAAAACGGAAATTTTAGTTTTTCAAATACTCCAGCAGGCAATATGGTAGAGGCAATGGGTTTGGTTGGCTTTGGTGGGGCTAAAATCGACTATGGGCTTGCTTCAAAAGTAGCTGCTGCCCTTGCTGCCGCAAAAACGGCTATCGAAAAACAAAAAGCAGCAGAAGCTGCCGCTAGTAAAAATGGAGGAAGTGGCGGCAATGGCAGAGGTGGTTATAGTGGTTTCGATGGAGGTTGGGGCGGCTTTTCAGATACACATTCTCACTATAATGGAGGTTTTGGTAATTTAAGTGGAGCTGGGCTTAGCGCTGCCGCAGGAAAAGCCTTTAATGGCGGACATAGCTCTTGGAGCGGGGATAAAAAACAAGCAGGTGGGCGTAGTGCTGCTAGTAGAGAAAGGCAAAGAGAAAAACACGGCTCTAGCTCTTCAAGCTCAAATAGCAGAGCTGGTGGCAGAAGCGCAAGAAGCAGAGAAAGACAAGCCAACAAAAATGGACGAAAATAAAATGGTATAATTCTTCAAAAATACACCAAATTTAAAAAGAAAACATCTTTTTTGCTGATCTTTTAGCTGACTAATATTTTTAAAATGGCGTCTATTATGTAGTAAGAGTTGATTTTTCAAATCCCTCTCTGTCCGCCACAAACACAGTATTTTTCTTTCCAACTTCCCTAAATTTCGGTGTTTTAACTGCATTTATTAGCAGATATTTTTGTCTTAAATTTCAGACAAATCAGCTTTGTTACAGAAAATTTGCACTTTTGTTACAGAAACTAGGATCATTCTATGAGCTCTAGATTGATTACCAAGGTTCCTAATAGACCAAATTTCTATTTTTTGATACTGCTCTTAAAGATGGTAAAAAGCTAACTGTTAAATTTTGCCTTTTCACAAAAGATATAGATGAGGCGGTAAGACTGGCAAATTCTATAAAAGCCGCAGCCAACGAAGCTCTTGCTAAAAAGATAACCACGACGCATGCAAATTCTAAAAGCCTAAGGACCTTAATAAACATTAAAAGACAAAATGAGCGGTGTATTAAACAAAATGGCATATTTTTAGATGTTAGCGAATATAAAGAGCTCTCACAAGAGGTGATAGCTAAATTTTATAATCTAGTAGCTCCAGAAGAAAAGCTTGAAAAAGAGTTCAAAACATTATTGGACGCATCTTTAAGCCCAAAAGAAACCTCGCCGCTATCTTTTGAAGCAGTAGCTAAAAGATATGTACAAACAGAGTGCTTAAAGCTAAAGTCCAGTGATAAGACCAAGGGCTATTACATTAAAACTGGCAAGCTCTTGGATGAGTTTTTTAAAGATCGTCAAGGTAAAGAGTTTAGCTACAGTGATGCTGAAAATTTTCAAACAACTCTAGCAAGCAAAAAGCTTAACAAAAAGACCATCAACAACTACACATCTTACTCAAAAAGGCTCTTTGACTATGCCATAAAGATGGGCAAGCTCACAACCAATCCTTTTAAAATGCTTACATCTTTTAAAATTTCAGCTGATGAGAAGTCTCCGAAAGATAACTTTAGTCTAGATGAATTAAAGATAGTTTTTGACACTCAAAGAAAAGATTTGAGAGATTATATGATGTTTGCACTTCATACGGGATTAAGACTAAATGAAATTTGGCAACTTGATAGCAAAAGCGTAGGCGAAGAAGATGGCATAAAATTTATAAATGTTAGAACTGCAAAACAAAGAGGGGGAGTGAAAAAGTATAGACAGATACCTTTGCATGAAAATATTGAGTATTTAAGCGATCTAAAGTGGCTAGAAAATATTAAGAGCAGTAAGGTTAATAGCGATTACTTTAGTAAGCGATTAAATAGACACATCCATAAATGTATCCCACTAGCAAACGTTACATTTCATAGGCTTAGGGGAAATTTTGCTAAGGCTATAAAGGATTACTGTTTGGAGAATTCCTTGACCGATCTAACATCTGTTTTGCTAGGACATAGTGCCGATCTTGCAACTGATACGTACGCAAAGGAAATATCTTTAAAAGCTAAGCAAAATTCTATGATTGGACTAAAAATTTTTAAATTTTTACATAACCAGTGATTTTTGAAAGCAATCGGTATAATTAATAATAAACATAAAAAGGATTTTCGATGGAAAACAATAAAAAATCTATGGATGTGACAATGCAAAAGCTGCTTTGTGTAGAAAAATATGAGGATGTTCATCATGGGCGGGTAAGGGCGTATTATGATACTGATATAAAGTTATTGATGCAAGATGCAATATATTGCCTCAATAAGGGATATTCTAGGTGTAGTGGCGAGAAAAAAAGACAATATTGGCTTAAGATATTTTTAAACCTAGCAAGTTTGTATCCGTGTATTTTATCACTAGATAAAAAAGGCATAGTTAGTAGTACGATTACTAATTTTTTTAACAACTTAGCCGAAAAAGAGTCTCGAAAAAAAAGAATCATTAATCAAGATCAAGTCGTAAGTCAAAATAAACTACCGCCAGAACTTCATATAGATCAAAAAAAGTGGGATAATTTTCTTCAACTGTATTATGGACAGATAGACTTTAATAATTATTACAACACTCCAGTGAGTAAAAAAATATCTGATGGAGTGTATAAAGTAAGAGATGGCTTTCTCGTAAGGGGTCAATTTATACCGAGTTATATTTTTTTAGAAATTAGAGAGTGTATTATAAAACAAGAAAAGACAAAAATAGTACCTGTAAAGCATCAATATGGTGTTAAACTAGAAAACTTTGAAGATATAGAAAAAGATTTTATGGAGCATGTTGCAAGGAAGCGAAATTTTAGTGATAGTACAAAAAAAGAGTACCATCATGCACTTAAGCTGCTTAAGGAATTTCTTAATGATAGAGACATCAGCATAAGCGATATAAATGTAAAAGTAGCTGAGGACTTTCATGAAGGTCTTATTAAAGAAGAAGGTGTGAGAGCAAGAAACAAAAAGAGAGCAAATAATATAGTAGGCTTTTTATCAAATGTATTTAATAGACTTGCGCATTTAGGAGTAGTTGGTAATAACTTTTTTAAAAAAGAAGCGATAGATCGATTTGGTATTAAAGAGAAAACGACAAAGAGAAATTTCTCTATGAGCGAGTTAATGCTGTTATTTTCTGGAGAACATAATATAGAAAAAGAGATACTAGACTATTTTCGCTTTAAACTACATGTTGGACTTCGTATGGAAGAATTCTTTAGATTAAATGAAAATAGTTTCATAACAGAGACAATAGATGGGCAAACATATAATTGTGTCATTATAGATACAGCAAAAGGCAAATGCAGTAGCGAATCCAAAAGAGTAATTGTCCTACATGAAAATATCAAAGACTTACATAATTATAAATGGGTTAAAGCCATAAAAGAACAATACCCTACAATAAAGTCTTTTAATAAAAAAGCCAATGGCTGCATAAGAAAAGTTATAAGTGATAAAAAAGTTAGTGATCATCGCTTGAGAGGCAACTTTGCTAAGAAATTAGTAGAATACGATCATATAAACAACATAAGTGACTCCATTGTAAATGTTGCAGATGAATTAGGCCACAATACAAATAAAAACAATAGAAAGAATCTTGAAGAATATAATGACCTAGTTAGGGGAATGATGGGTTATAATCTCTCCGACGCTCTTGACATATACGCCCAATCTCAACTTTTGAAACCTAAATTAAGAGACATAAAAGCATTTGATGAATATTCAGGTATTTTCAAATACTTAGATATACCAAGTAATAAAATACCACACATTAAATCAAATAAAAATAATAAAAATAATAAAAAGGACAAAAAATGATAATAATTCATAACAATGAACTTTTGTTCAGACCTGCTTACTCAGACGAACTTTATATATTTGATGATCCGTTTGAGACTATT